TGTTTGAAGTATGGCAGAAGCAGTTGCATCCTGCCTTTTATTTTATCGCAAAAAATAAAATATAAATCATTAAAATATCGTATATAATTATTATTTTGTATATTTGCAGCAAAAAGGAGTAAATATGACGAAGGTAATACATGTGCAATTGATGCAGGGGCGAAAGAACTATTATTTCGGTTCTATTCCTGCGATTTACAGCGTTTTGACGGCTGAGGAAATAGGTATTAAGCAAAGTTCGCTGGAGCGTGTAGGATTGAGCAAGGGAGGGGTTGTTCTGAACAAAAAGGCTTGTATTAGGGCTGGTGAGCTTATACGCTCAAAGGTGACAAAATAAGGGTATGTCTGAACAGCTAAAACGCTGATTGAACGATAGTTGAACGGCTTTCAATACGTTTTTGAACGGTTGAAAGCCGTTTTCTTTGTTTTATGGGGTTGTAAAGGTGTGTTTTTAGGGTAAAAAATGGCTTTGGAGTGACATTAGGGGTGACGATAGGGGTGACAGTGTAAAACGAAATGTGTAAAGAGGGGTGACATTAGGGGTGACACTTTTTATATGTTTTTGACCACATTCACCCCCCTAATAAGGACAAAAAAAGGCGGATTGATGCCGTTTTTTACCGTTTTACCCCCCCCTTTATTCCACAAAACAGGGGGTATAGTACCATGTGACGAATAAAAAAAAATTCGTAAAACGCCCTGTTTATCGGGCTTTTTAGCTATATTTGCGGTGTTAAATCATAAAAAAGTGTGCGCGTGGCGCATAAGGAGGGTAATATGAAATATAAAAATGTTGCAGAATTGATTAATAAATGGGAGTCGTTAATGGGTAAAGAACAGACATTATGTAGATTGAGAGCAATGCGCAATTATGCTGTAGAATGTCTGAAAGAGCATCCACACGAGAAATGCGCAGATGCTCTTGATGATAATATGTGCCTACTTGAGGCAGTTGTTACTGAAGCAGAGGCTCTTCTTCAATAGTTGGAATTAATCATCTATAAAAACAGCGTCTTGGATATAGCTTGATATATCACTCAATACACCAATGTTTAAACGCTTAATGTATTTTCCAAGATCTTGATAAGTGATTAGTTAATAATTATATAGTTTGTTTTTTCTTACTCGAGATTTACGTGCCCTATAACGAGTGCGATACCAGTTATTTCTTCCTTGGGTATATCGAAAGGAGGATATTGGGTGTTCTCGCTTACAGCAGAGAGTGAGTTTGCTGTAGTACCTGGCATTAGTCGTTTGATGAGTAGTCCTTGTTCACGTGTTGCAATGACATGTGGTCGATTCCATTGTATGAAACCTGAGTTATGTATGATAGTACAGCCAACGATATCACCAGCATTGTATTTAGGTTGCATAGAGTCGCCTGTTACTTCGATCATGAAATCTACACGTTGTCTTTTCCATTTGGGAATGACATAATATTCTTTTACGTCACTCTTAGCTATAACAAAGTCTGCACTCCCGAAACCAGCAGCAACCTTTGGCGTTACTAAAGGAATCAACTCTTGTGTGGCGTGTAGAGGGTCAAGGCATCGGAATGCCTCAGGAAGTCTATCTTTTGCTGTTGGCGTGCTCGGTTGCGTTGTTACTTGTGGCTCTTGTATTGTGGGCTTGAGGATAGGACCTTTACCTGTGAGGAGCCACTCTGGTGAAATGTTTACGCATTTTGCATAAACAATATCAATATCAAAGGTATTCCGGCTAATCCATGTATTAACAGCCTGTGGAGATACGCCTATCATACGAGCAAATTCTGACTTATTTCCGTCAGAATAGTGTTCTATAAGCTTTAAAAGTCTATCCTTTTTCTCCATAATTAAACATTTTGCGTAAAATAATTGCCTAAATATTTGTTTTGTTTATGCAAAGTGTTTATCTTTGCAGCGTGTTAAGTTTATTAACAGCGTCCAAAGATACAAAAAAGGGGCGTGATTTGCAAATGTTTAATAACCAAAATAACTGATTTATGGCAACAAAGAAAGTTTATGATGCATGCTGTCAGTGCATACGACAGATGAACCTACAACAAGTAACGAGCGCAGGCTGCAGAAAAATAACAAAGCCAGCAATGTCTTTCTTATTTGGAAAGACAGAACTGGTTACGGAAAAGGAGTTGATGCGCTGCGGCGAAATTGAACAGCGCCGCCACCTTAATGAGGACGCTATTTTGCGGAGCATTTACATTGAATTGTATTCGAAGGTGAAACCTTTTGTCAAACACTCCAATATGGTCGGTCATACATAGGATGTCGATAGAACTGGCAAAATCGTGGCACTGTTGAACGAGTGTCTCAACGAGTGAGAGTCCCCGTTCAATGGTATCAGCTTCTGGTTCAAACCAGAACTGATAGATGACATTTATCTCTTCGGTCATGGGTGTTAATTTTATAAACAGTCCCAAAGATACGAAAAAGAAAATTGATTTAAATGTATAATAAATAAAATATATGGAAAAACAGATCTATGTAAGTAAGAAAGGTAAGGCTCATTTATGTGAAGTCTTTAACTGCACCACAGTGATGGTATGGAAGGCTCTGAACTTCAAAAGCGATAGCGAACTTGCGAGGAAGATACGCTTCACTGCACTAACACAACTGAATGGAACTCCTAATTGGAAGCAGGCAGAGGTTGAAACTACTCACGAGGAAGCAGAGCAGACAATGACACAGACCTTCGGTGAGCGTGTGAAGATAGTTGTTGATCGCAAGGATGGTAGTGTTAGTGTCTTTGTTGATGGAATTGTGACACGTCGAGAGCAAGATATGAACATACCTGCCTTCGTGGAGCTGCAGAATGAAGTTGAATTAATGGCGATGAGCCTGTAAAGTGGAGGATATAATCTATGAAAATAGAAGTGAGAAGTTCAAGTGTCATTACTCTTCGACTATGGCAGGACAAAGTAGAGGTAGAGATTCTGGATAGTCAACATGGAGTTCAACGCCATGGTAAATTCCCATTAGTGAAGCAACTGATTCGCAAAGTTTTGAGACATGTGGGATGGTCTTCAACCTCAAATAACGGTAGAAATAAAACTCGTCTACACATATCTTGTCCATCATCCCAAATTGATTGTAGGCATTCTTTACGCCCGGATTATAGTAATATTCGGGTTTCCAAAGGTCGAGGAAGTGCATCAATTGAGTTTGAAGAATATCAAGACGCTCTGCTATCGGGTCTTGACCCGAGTAAGTTATAGTCAACTTACAGATAAAGAGTATTTTTTCCATTGTGGTTTTTCCGCAAAGATAGTAAAATTAATTAAGGAATGGAGTATTTCAATAAGATATTGTGCGTAACCTATGCGGAGCTGACTGGAGGTAGTGATGCAGTTATTAAAGCTGCTACATTACGTCAGAACATGAGCCGTGGAAATATCGTCAGCGTTCACCGCGGTGGTGGCGAGGGCGGTCAGGCACTCTACGCATGGAGTTCCATTCCTCAGAAATACAAGGCTCGGTATATGGAACGATACGGCGATCCAGAGCAGCGAATGAAGGAAGCAATGATGCGTGACTGCATCAAGCTGGACAGCGAGGCACGTGAGTTCTTTGAAAATTTCACCTACGAAAAGAACGGCAAGCAGGAACATCTGACAGAGAAGCTCATTGAAGAGTACACCATTAATGCAAGTGTACTGAAAGAGTTGTTAAAGATGATGGCACAGCGTAGAGCTATTCGTCAGAGTCTGAACGGCAGCACTGCAGGAGCTTGGGAGGTAATCTATCAGAGTTCTGAAGCTATGCGTGAGGAATATCACCACACCCTTCCACAGAATGAAGCACGCCTAAAGGCAAAGCTCAAGGCTTTCAAGGCAGATGGGTATAGTAGCTTGATTAGTGGTAAGGTGGGTAATCAGAATACAATTAAGATTACACCCGAGTTCGGACAGCTACTTATAGCCTTGAAACGTTGCCGGGTTCCTGTATATACGGATACGCAAATCTTTGAAGAAGGTAATAAGCGTGCAGAAGGTAACGGCTGGAAGCCACTGAAAAGCCTTAGTGGTATGAAGCGATGGCTGAATAGTGCTGCGATTATGCCACTATGGTACGATGCTGTGCATGGTGAGCAGGCAGCACGACAGAAGTTCGGACGCAAGCATCGCACGGCACTGCCAACGAAGCGTGATGCGCTATGGTATGGTGATGGTACGAAGCTGAACCTATATTATAAGGATGATGCTGGTAAGGTACGCACCACGCAGGTCTATGTCGTCATTGATGCGATGAGTGAGGTGATGCTTGGTTGGCATATCAGCGATAGTGAGGATTACGAGGCGCAATATCTCGCTTACCGCATGGCAATTCAGACCAGCAAGCACAAGCCTTACGAAATAGTTCACGACAATCAGGGAGGACATAAGAAACTTGATGCCGACGGACTGTTTAAGAAGCTCTGCCACGTACACCGTACTACGCAACCTTATAACGGCGAATCAAAGACCATTGAGGCAGTGTTCGGTCGCTTTCAACAACAGGTGCTGCATAAAGATTGGCGTTTCACAGGTCAGAACATTACGGCAAAGAAGATGTCGAGCCGTCCGAACCTTGAATTTATTGAGGAAAACAAGGACTCACTCTATACGCTGGACGAACTGAAATACGCTTACACCAAAGCTACCAAGGAATGGAACTCAATGCAACACCCTGCATACGGCAAGAGCCGTCAGGATGTCTATGATAGCAGTGTGAATGAAGAAACTCAAGTGGTTACAACGCACGATATGGTAGACATGTTCTGGGTAACGGCTAAGCGTATGAGCACCTTCACCGACCAGGGTATCAGTGTTACCATTAAGAAGGAGAAGCGACAATACGAGGTGATGAGCCAGCCAGGTGTACCAGATCATGAGTGGCGCAGGCAGCACACTTACGAGCGGTTCGTTGTCAAATATGATCCATACGACTTTGGAAGTGTTCGCCTCTATAAGAAAGAAGCCGACGGCAGTTTGCGATTTGAACGGGTAGCCGAACCTTACGTTGTGATACATCGTGCCATACAGGAGCAGACCGAAGGCGAAGCTGCCTTTATTCGTCAAGAACAAGCAGAAAACACAGCCGACCGCATTGAGCGCACCGTTGCTGGACGTGAGATTGAAAAGGCTCACGGCGTAATGCCAGAGCAGCACGGTTTGCGTAGTCCAAAGCCTAAGGGTATGACAGCAGCCGAACGCCGACAGATAGAACGTCGTACAGGTATCTATAGCAGGTCGCCTGAAGAATATAAGATAGGACGGAAGACGAAGCAAGTGAGCCTTGAAGACTGGTCGAATGTTGAGACAGCTGTAGTTGATATGGCATCAGTGGCAGGCAAGTATTAGAAATTAAACGAATAAAAAGGAAAGATATGAAACTAACAAAGAACGAAAAGGGACAGATACAGGAGAGATTGCGACAATACGTCAGCAAGTATCCAAGTCAGAACAAGGCTGCACAGAGTCTTACAGGGACAAGTAGCGCAACGGTGAGCAGCATATTACAGGGCAAGTGGGAGAATATATCTGATGATATGTGGCGCAACCTTGCATCGCAGTTAGGCACAACGGCAGGAACAGACTGGCAGGTGGTTGAAACGAAAGCCTTTCAGGAAATGTCACTCGTCATGAAAGATGCACAGGCTGTGAAGAATGTTACATGGATTGTCGGAGAGGCAGGCTGTGGCAAGACAACCACGGCGCGTCTCTATGCTTCTGAGCACAACGAGGTGTTCTACATCTTGTGTTCTGAAGACATGAAGAAGAGTGACTTTGTACGGGAGATTGCACGCCGCATCGGTCAGCGTACAGAAGGCTACAGCATCAGAGAACTGCTCGACAGGATCATTGATGATCTTATTCAGATGGAGGCACCGCTGCTTCTTTTTGACGAAGCCGACAAACTGCCCGAGCGCGTTTTTCATTATTTCATCGACCTTTACAATCGCTTGGAAGACAAATGCGGCATCGTCTTCTTCTCAACGAGCTATATCAAGCGTCGTATGACCATGGGGCTGCGCTACAACAAATGCGGTTACAACGAAATTCACTCACGTATCGGTCGCAAGTTCTACGAACTGGAACAGACCGCCCCTCATGATGTGTATGCAATCTGCATGGCAAACGGTGTGACAGACAAAGGACGCATTTCGGAGGTTGTTAAAGATGCAGAAGAATATGAATTCGACCTGCGGCGCGTGAAGAAGAATATTCATAGAGTTAAATTGATGGCTGCTCAAACAGCGAAAAATCAGCGTTTGAACAGCGATAAAACAGCAGAATAATGAACAGGGCAATGTCAGTAACGGATATGCTGCGTATGAAGAAAGAAACCTATCCTTTTGAAGGAGAATGGGCAGACGCCTTCGGAGCACCGGAGCGAGGAGGTGTATGGTTCATTTGGGGACGAAGCGGAAGCGGTAAGACCAGCTTCACGATGAAGCTCTGCAAAGAGTTGGCAAAGTACGGGAAGATAGCCTACAATTCCTTGGAAGAAGGTTTCTCTCTGACAATGAAGAATGCACTTATAGAGGCAGGTATGCAGGACGTTGCACGGCGGTTTATCCTCATCAGTGAAAGCATGAAAGACCTTGACGGCCGTCTCAAGAAGCACAAAAGCCCGGATATCATTGTGATAGACAGCTTTCAGTATACACAGATGAGCTTTAAGGATTATCAGAAGTTTAAGAACCGACACCGGGACAAGCTGCTCATCTTCATCAGTCAGGCAGAAGGAAACAAACCTTCAGGTCGTACAGCGGTGAGTGTGATGTATGATGCAGCCCTGAAGATATGGGTGGAGGGGTATCGGGCAATCAGCAAAGGGCGGTATTTCGGAAGTAAGGGCTATTACACGATATGGGAGGAAAGAGCAAACATATATTGGGGAGAAACTAAAGAATAAAGCTATGGCAAACAAGCGAGACAACCTGTTGTACAGGCTACGAAAAAAGGGCGTACAGGCCAACACCCGCGAACGCGTTATCTTCTTCGGCGTGGGTGGCGAGCCGTTCAAGCTAATACAGATAAGGCGGCTCTGCCGTGAGCGTCTTTTTA